AAAGGGAAGAATCTCTTGAATCTGAGTTACATGGATAATATTATTGAATATACACTCCCTATAAGAATCCATCATTCTTAAATATGTTTCATCTTTTGTATTTTGAGTAATTATGGGAGTAGCAGTAAACCCAAGCAACTTTTTAACTTTCAAGAAATTAACCAACTCGCTTAGCAGATTGTCTTTCTTTGAGCCCCTATGAACCTCATCTACTATAATCGTATCTACGCATTTAAATCTTTCTTTCTCACCAATAACAGAGCCTATGGTGGCAAAGGTAACCTTGCCAACTTCTTTAGACTTTAATGAGGCAGAATAAATTGAAGCAGGAAACCCATACGCAGTATATTTTTCATAATTCTGCTTTAATAGTTCAGAACTTGGTTGCAAGACAAGAACATTCTTCCTCATCTTAGCAGCTTCTGCGATTAAAATAGACTTTCCTGTGCCTACTGGTGATACATAAATTCCAGTTTCTAATGAGGAGTCGAAAAATTCTCTAATCGAAACTAAACCTTCTTCTTGATATTTTCTTAGTTTCATAATCTTCCGCAAACTTTTACCCAATAGTCAAATCCTTTCTTTGAACTCCTCCAGCAAAAACCATTCATCAAGCAATCATAAGGCTCTGCTACTGCATCATAAAATCCTTCAAAATTCTCATCAAGATTTTCGATAATCTCTAAGCGAAGTGGCTCTTCTACTTGTTGTAGAATTTCTATATATCTTTCTTTCTGTGTCATATTATTTCTTTTGGTACTCTATCTCTCAATAATTCAAACTGAGAAAATATATAATCAAAATCTTCTATCATAATAAATCTCTTAAATTTTTCCAATAATAATGCCCTTGTGGGCTTGATTCCCACCAAAAAGCTCCCTCTATCGCATCTCTAAGAGATGATTCAAGTGAATTAGGTACGCCATCATTGTCCATATTTTCTAATGCTTGTGTCCTATAAGGTTCATACAAACTTTCGAGCCATTCTTTAATTGTCTTCTCCATATTTAATTAAGTTCAATATTGTTTGTAACGATTTTTCTCCATCAATCTCGCCAAGACTAATTAACGCCTTATCTTTGTTATGTATAAATAATTCAAGCCTTTCACTTGACTTGTAATAGATGAGCTTATAGACTCCTTCCCACTTGGTTAAGTATCCGTTAAAATCATAAAATCCGTAGTCTCTTAATTTTTCTACCATTCTATTAAAACCTTAAAATTGTTTATTGTAACATTAAAACCGTTCTGCATTAGTTCTAAATATTTTTCACTTAAAAGTGAATGATAATCAACTTCTACATAAGACTTCTGTCGATATGAAGCTTCATACATTTCTAAGTCCAATCTCCTTGACATGGTTTCTATAAAATTAGACTTATTTTTTCTTGAATGATTTCTTAAATCATCTATTGTCATAGTCTATTCGTTTAATATTAAAAATGCTTCTTCTAATTCATCTCCGAACTTTTCTACAAAAAAATCAAAGTTAAATATTCCCTTTCCTTGTGGATGTGTTTGATAGATTTGACGACAAAATGTTTTGTAACTCATACATATTTATTTTATGGCACAAATATACAAAAGAAAATTACTGTTGTCAAGTTTAATATCAAATAGTTTCAAAATAAAATAGAAGATTAAATGGATTTTCTTCACTAATATTAAAATATTTACACATTCTGAGTAAATACTCCTTCCTATTGATAGTCTAATGTGCATTTCTCCTAAATACCAATCACGAAAACCATCCAATGGAAGTGAGCCTTTATAGTGATTAATTATCTTTTGACACGGAACTAAGTTATTAAGATTTTCATTTTGTGGATTACGTAAACCTCTCAAACTTCTTATGACTGGTTCTATGTGGTCTATTTACCAATAATCTTCTAAAGGAGTTCCACTATATGCACACAGGCCTCCGAATTTATTAAATATCTTTTCTCGCTTTGTCATTTGCTTTTAAATTAAATTCACTATGCTTCTTTTGTAAACTACGAACTAAGTCCAATAACTTCTTAGATGGATTTTTAATTATAATAATCTTATCGCTCATATTCCAAATATTTTTCTTAACCTATCTGCACTCATATAAATATCTTGACCATTGTTATACTGCTTAACCTCTTTCTTAGTTAGAAAAGGCTCTAATACCTTTAATCTATCTCTATTCAAACCTTTTATCTTTTGCAAATCTTTATATCCTGTGCTATTTTTATCATTTAATTCATAGCTCCCAACCTCTTTCCAAGATTGATGAATTAATGCCATAGTACTATCACTAATTATTTTCTTTCCTTTAAAATAGTAGAATAACCAAAAACCATTACTGGTTATCTCTGTTCCAGAAATTAATGTTATTCTATCTTTATTTAAGTTCAAGAAGTACAACAGATACTCAGTTATAGTATTTAAACCACCAGATGTATCAATATAGAGCATAATTTCATCATCAGTTGATGTTAAAAATGATAATAACTTATCTACTGGCTCTACTTGTAGTTTATCGCAAAATATGTAATGTTTCATTTATTTATTTCTTTAAATCTAATCAATTCGCATTCTACACTCTTTCTTTCTCTATTCAAAAGTCCATTTAGATAATATTCGGCAAATTCTAAAACAAAATCCTTACTATATTTCTCTAACAATGATTTATGCAGACTATCTATAATGTTAGATAAAATTGTAATATCATTATCCCATTCTTCAATAATCTTTTTTACTTCGGATTCTTCTAAAAGATATTGATTGTTACTGCATATTCTTGATACTTTTTCTTTTATTGTCATATTATTGGGCTTGGTTGTTAATTTTACTACGCATTTCTAAGAATTTATCAAATGTTAAGTTATATTCAACCAACTTTGACATAAACTCTTGCGAATACAAGTAGTGGTTTCCTTCTATTAAAAATGATTTAATTTGGAATAAATTACGCACAGTGTTTTTTAGATAAATCCCTGTCAATATGAATAATAATTCATCCTCCAAGTAAGACTCTGCTAAACATATAAAGCCACTAACTAATTCTAAAATAACAATGCCAATATCCCATGTATTCTCTATATATTCTTTATATGTTAAATTCGTTCCACTATTTAAGAATGAATAAAGCATATCATGGTCAAACTTATTGTTAACGTGATGTATTAAATCCTCAACATAAACATCGAAGTTTTTGTTTATATTACCATTAACGCAGAATTTAATTAAATCAAAACCATCTATATATAAACTAAATCTTTCGTCAGGTGAAAATGAATCACTAATTGTTTGTAAAATACTTTCTGATACTTGATTTTTTTTCATAATTATAGCATTAAGAAAACCGTAAGTAGTTGATTTTCAGATAGTTAGATTATTTTAAACTTCCCTCTCAAATCTATAAGTAAAATCTTTATAATCATACAATTTATTTATTCCCGATAATTTTATTTTTGGAGAACCTCTATCACAGTCAAGTCCAACTATAAAATACTCTTGATTATAGTCTAAATCTAATTCATTTGCAAATTGCCTTTTAAATGGTTTTGCAAAGAAATTATTAGACATCTCCCAATCTAACTCTGCATTAGTAGGATTTCTATTTGGGTGAATACGGTATAATTCAATTTTAATTAACTTGTCGATTATTTGTTGAGATGTCATATTATTATATTTAGATAATGGAATTTCAAGCAATAGTAAAATTGCTATGCTAAAATGTGTAACAAATAAGAAGAATGAGAATACTTATCTAAGATTAACTTTAACCTTAGATAAAGCAACAGCCTTATACTTCCTCTTTGTAGGTGTTTGATTAAAAGCCTTATTAAACTTCATAGATTGAATACCAAATATATTTCCTATATATTTTCCGTGCTCAATCATTAAATCCTTTTCTATAAGAATCTTTTTTGATTTTACATAATAATTAGGAAATTCATTTTGATATTTTCTAACAGTAGAAGATGACTTATTAATCATGTATGCACGATATGAATAAGAACAAGGACTCTCTGCAACATTCTCTGGTTTGCATGAACTTGCTCCTAACAATTCGTCTATTCTTAATTTAACATTCTCTAAAACGACTCTTAACTCATCACCCTTAAAGAATTTTCCAATAGCAGATTCACCTGTCTCAATATTGTATGAAATTCTATAATATTTCTTACCAATATCGCCAACAAGTTTTACTACTTTAAAACTAAATTTATTGTCCTTTATTTTTGAGCCAGTAAAAGATGTAAATGTTTTAGGATTAACTAAAAGCATTCTAACAGACCTTTTAAAATCATTACCTTTTGGCTCTTTTTTATTTTTTATCTCTTGATACTTTTCTTTTGCACGCTTCCTATTATCTGTATGCTGATAAATAGCCTCAGATAAGAACGCACGAAAACGTACAAGAGAATAATTAAATACTTCTTTATTTATTTTTAAGGCAACTACCTTGACCTTAGTAGTGTTGAATAACCTATCTGCCGATACGATAGTGTAAGCACCTTCTTTTTCGGGATTTATACGAATCCAGTTTCTTTCTAATAAAGACTTTAAATGCCTTTTAGTAGTAGATTCGCTACGATTAAGAATAAATGCTAATGCTTTAATGTGAGGGAGATTTCCGCCTTTATCTTTTGTGGCTTCGAGAATTTTAAGGTAGGATAAAAATATCGTACTATCCGTATCAGACCTCATAGTCTGACGGATAAAATCAACCGATATTTTTAAATCTTTATTCACAAAAAAAATACAGCAACACCCCCAGAGAAAGACCAAATGTTTGCGAAAAGTGGCCGAGAGTGTTGCTGTATTTTTTTTTGGCTTTCGCCCCTTTTCGCACCACTAAAGTACGAAAAGATTTTTTATAATGCAAGCAAAAGTTGTTTTATTTTATTTAAACTTACTCGAAATCTCATAAAGAGACGTTGCAATATTACGCAAGTAAGTATAATCATTGTTTCTTAACATCATGTCTATACATCTTTCAATGTATGAAATCTTTTTTAAAACAAAATCACCTAAGTCTTCTTGTGGCCTTTCGTGAAATCTACCGAAATCATTTGTCATTTCCTTCTTTTCGAGGTTTAGCTTATTTACCGTTACAATATTTGACCCTAACTCTTTAACTAAAGAAATAGCTTTTTCTAAGTCCGATAAGTCTATTTCAATTTTAATTTTTTCCATTTTATATTTTTTTTTATTTCCAAAACTCAGAAATTCCATATCTATACGCTTGATACTTTTGGGTATCAATATCTTTTAGTACATCCAATAGATTTATTCCAATTTCGGTCTTAGACACATTGTCGTCTATTGTAAATCTATATTTGTTCGGAAATAAATCGAGAGCATATTGACTCAGAGGCTTACTTAAATCGCTCACCGTCGCAATTATTTTATTGAACTTGGTATTTTTGATAATAAATTTTAAGTCTTTTTCTGAAACCTCGTCTAATTCGTCTATAAATATTGTATCACATTCAAATAGACTCTCTTTATAGTGATAAATCTCTCCTATTTTGAAACTTATCTTAGCACCATTTGGGAATCTTACTTCTCTATACATATTATTGTACGAATATTCAAAATCAATCCCATTCGATAAGCAATACTTTTTCACTAAATCAAACCCTCTTGTCTTTATTAAAGAGCCACTGTTCCTTATGAAAACTGAACTCAAACCAATCTCAGAAGCATCGAATACTATCTTTTCAATACACCCATAAGTTTTTCCAGCATCTCTGCCTCCGTATAGCAATACGTTTCCTTCTTGGTTTAGAGAATCAAATTGCTTACTAAAATTAATTCCGTCGAAACTATCGCTAATTGCTTCGTATTTTTCGATTAATACATTGATACTATCTATAACCTCTTTGCTGAGAGATATAATGTTATCGGCAATATTTTTTTTTAATTCTTGACCCTTTGTCATTGCAAGATTTATTTACATAAAGTATAGATACTATCAACTTTCGTTGCGAGGGATGGACTCGAACCACCGACCTTCAGGTTATAAGCCTGACGAGCTACCAGCTGCTACCACATCGCCACAATAAAAAAAAATACTCAATAATTTCAAAATGCACTATTGAGTATATCACTTTAAATCAAAACAATTAAACAACTATGAAGAGTGTGGAAAGTCGAGAGTCGAACTCGAAACCTGCCTAAAAGACTGCTCTCCACTGAGCTACATTTCCCCCTATATCAATAATTTGCCGAGATTGAGAGACTCGAACTCTCATTTAACCACAAAAATGGCCATGCTACCATTACACCAAATCTCGGATATTAAGAATCTTTTGAATCAATGACTCTCAGATTGCTACCTTTAATCCACACAACTTACAAGTCAACTAAAAGAAATATTTTTACTTTTTAGGAATCTTACGATAATTTCTCTATTCTTATTGAAGCCTTTACAAGCACAACCTCTCACACAATTAGTTATTGTGTATTTCTTCAATCCGCATTGTCTTTCAAGCTCTGAAAGGTTGATAAGATACTTATTGCCTTGTAAATACTCTATTAACTCCATTTCTTATTTGCTTCGATACAAAGATACAATATTTTGCACACACTTGTCAAGTAAATACTCGAATATTTTGACTATTTTTATAAAAAAATGTTACTATAAATGTCTGTATTAAGTTTTTCACTAAAAAATGCGATAAATAGAACCAACAACCCATCAGCAGACGGAATTTTTGCTTATGGGAAATATACTGCTTCTAACGCATTTACACTATTTACAGATTACGAATATACTGATGGTAGCCCATTAGTATTACCTACCTTTGACAATACGAAAGTATTAGCATGGAAGGGTGCTACCGAATTTCCACACTTAGGCTTTGAGAATATTCAAGGTAATCTAAATATTACCCCTCAGCCATTTCCAGACTTTGGTATTTATGTTCACCCATTCTACTCTACTCAAAGAGATGATGTTGGGGTGCGTTTTAATTGTCCTGTAAATGCCGAAATGACGGTAGTTACAAAGATACAAAAAGACGACATTGAGTGTGGCGATGGTATTGGTTACAGAATATTAAGAAATGGCGTAGAGGTTCAAACGAGAACACTAATACCAGCCTCTCTAACACCATCTCAAATCAATACGAATATATCTGTATCTGAGGGAGACGTTCTTGACTTCATTGTTGATGTAGGCGATAACTCTAATTCTTTTTGTGATGATGTAGCATTAGAAGTGTCTGTATCTTTAAATTACATTAAATTACCTAAGCCAACGGTAACTACTACTGGAATTAACTGCGAAACGACAGTTATTGAGGGCAAAGGATTGTTTGTGCCAAGCAATGTTACTGCTGTACTTTATAATGGAAACGAAGCTCTTGCTTATACAAATGTTTTATTAGATGGAGGGACATACAATTCTTCTTTCAAGTTTAAAGACTTAAATTTGAAGAACTTTTCGGGACATCAATTAAGGTTAAGACTCGAAAGCCCTGCCGACAGCCCATCTGATTATGTAATGGTAAATGTTGGAACTGATGGCTCTTGTATCACTAACTTTAAGCCAGTAGTAACTAAGGTAAATGCTTGTGATTATTCAACAGATAGTTATTATAGGTTTAAATTTCAATCATACTACAAGTGTATAATTGCCTTAATAGATTTATCTAATAAAAAAATAATTGGCGGAACATATATTGATTATAATCCTCCAGAGATTATTTCAGTAGATGACCCAATACCTCCTGCTACGATAGCATATATTTATGCAAAAAAAGATATAGATAGGACTGCAAAATATAAGACTATCTCATTTCCAGTTGCTCAGAATCCAGTAGTTACTTCTCCTATTATAGATAGAGAGTTGGATTGCACTAAAACTGTTCGTTCTGTAAGAAATATACAAGGAAGAGTTGATTCTGTAAAAAGTGGAATCATTGTTGCTTATGATGCAAATTTTAGAGATTCAGACCCACTAATAGAAGGGTATGCTACTCCAAAAGCTGTTGGTGCCATAAATGATGGATTATTTTCTATTGATATTGATAGTAGCTTTATTGCTGGAGATTATATATTATACGCATTTAAAATTGAATATTAATGGCATTTGTTAATAAATTAGTTATAGCTTGTACTGGCGAAGCTCCTGTAACTTACGACATAAATCAGACCGCAGAGAGCGTACTTACTATTTCTGCAGTTCTTAGTACTATACCTTCTGGTTTGGGTACGTACACTTATTCTTATGCAGAGAGTACATCTGGAAATCCATCTATAACGTTAAATATAACTGGAGCTACATGTGATGTATTCTTTTATGTAGATGGTATTCCTTATTCTGCTACACTTGATGGAGGTAGTGGGCAATATGTAATTGGAGAAGGAACCTATCCGCTATTTAATTTAGAATATAGCGTTGCGAGTGATGAATTTACAGTTCCAATATGTTGTGAAAACTGTAATAAACCTATTTTTGTATCTGAGCTATATGAAGGGGATACTTATATTCCATTTTATTTAGATATGGAAGATGGTGCAGTAGTTAATCTTGATGGGACAACTGCTAATGCAGTAATTTTTAGTCAAAAAGGATTGTTAGAATCCCCAACTCCATTAGTCAAAGGGCAATCTATATCATTAAAAGTTTATGGATGCGATACGTATTCAGATACTCATATTGTAAAATCAAGACCAGAGGATTGTGATTTTATCACACCTACACCTTGTTATATTAAAGTTCTTGATATTCAAGTAGAAACAGTAGACTTATTGTTTGGAAGAATTAAATCACTAAATGTTGCATCTTACGGAGACTTGAAATATAGAATCAACAATGGTGAGTGGTATGATTCATGGACATCTCTTGGCAAGTTCCCTTTAAATAGTGGTGTTACTTTATATATCAAGAGCAAGGCAAACCCTTCTTGTAGAATAGAATATCCTATGTTAGTTATTCAAAAGTATGCTTAAACTGCAATCTTTTGCAATTTAAGGTTTTTTGATAAAAAGTGATTATATTAGTATAAAATTGTAAATCCATATAACTTTTATATACAAAAATGGCATTAAATAATTTAGCTACTGTTTGCTGTGGTGAAGAAAGCTCAAAATACTTCAAAGAGTTTTGTGGCGAGAACCTACAAGTAGACGACCAAATTGCTGCCGTTGCTATCATTGAGAACGCACCACTCCCAAAGGTAGGTGACACAATCACGATTTCAACGGAAGTTGACCCAATCGAATTAACTCGTGGAAATTATGCTACAAGTATCTTGCAGTATATCCGTGACAAACAATTTGAATGCGAGGGTGGTGGTGAATACTGGCACTTCTTGAATACTGGCTTATTAAAGTCTGGTTCTCGTGCGAAGCCTACTACTAACAACTCTGATACATTGTCTCGTTACATTGCACCAGTGAAATTGAGCCAACAAACTACTGCTCAATTAATGTTAGCTGAACATTATTTGCCAAACATTGATGTAATTCAAGGTATTCAGAAGCGTGCTTCTGCTATCTCAGTAATCTACTTCTTTAAGCAAGGCTGTTTGGTTAAAGACGCTGATGGCGATTCTACTGTATATATCTCTGACGCAGGTTTCGAGGTTACAGGTGGCGAAAGAGGTTATATCAAAGGAACAATTACTTTGAGTGAAGAAAGTGAATACGACGATTTCTACTTCGTTGCTAATCCGACTAACTTTATCAAGGAATTGAAAAAGAAAACTCAATTCACATTTGGTAGCCCAGTGGTAGTTGGTGCAACTGCTAAGGCTTGTGGAAGCAAGAATGGCTGTTTAGCATATACTGCAACTGAGGGTGTTCAGTTTACTATCACACCAGATGTAAATGAATTAACTTCTTGCCCTAATTGGAAGGTTTACTTAAACTGTAACGACGATTTAGGTGCATTAAGCTCAAAAGTTTCTATCGACCCAACTACTGGCGTATTGACAGGTGCTTCAACATTAACGCCTGCTACATATAAATTTACAGTAGAAGTGACAAATGATTGTGGAATCTCGGGTTCACAATGTTATTTAATTGAAGTACAACCAGACTGATGAAGATTACAGACGAATTAGTTAGAAAGTTCTTATATAATGAAGTTAGCCTCGAAGACCCCTACCAAGAAGAATCGGAAGAAATAGACGAATCTTTCTTAGAGGTCTTCGGGACTAAGTATCCCGAATATATGGATTTTCAAAGACCCAATGAGTCTGACAGTCAAAAAGCATACAGAAAAACGTACTTTGAAAGCATTGGAAACCCTGTTAGTGGCTTTCTTGGATTAATAGAAAAGCAAATTGATAAAGTTTTTACTTCCGACGATTTTAAAGTACGTTTTGAAAACAAATCGAAACTACCACGAGTGCAAGATACTGCTCAGTGGTATTTCACAAAAGGATACTACAACGGACAAGACTTATTAAAAGCATTTAGTGAATCTATTAAAAAGGATACACTCTTAAAGCCAAATAGTTTATTGGTCTTGTTTCCTAATGAGGAAGAGGATGGATATCCAAAACCTTATTATTTGATTGTAGATTCCGAGAACGTTCTTTACTATAAAGCAAATGAGTTTGCTCTTGTGAAATCTGAAATGAAGTCTGACGTAAAAAATTACGATGGACGCATTTTAGAGGGGCATGGAGATATTTTCTATTTCTTTGATGACAAATACTACTGTATTGCAAAGCACGTTGCTTATAACGATGCAGGGCAGAAAGTTTTTGAAACAAATCAAACGTCTGATAGAAATTTCTTACTACATGGTTGCGATTTCTTGCCTGCTAAAAAGATTGGCAGAAGAATTGTAAAACAAACACAAGACGGACATGAGTTACGTACATCTGACTTAACTGATTCATTAGTATTTCTAAGAGAAGCACAAATGAATCATGGAGATTTAACCATAGAACATAATTTCCACGTTGCTTCACAAGAATGGGTATTAGGAACTGTTGAGTGTTCGACTTGTAAAGGAATGGGTAAGGTTCGTGGCAAAGGAATTTCAGAGAATTGCCCAACTTGTAGTGGCTCTAAAACTACCCCAGTATATACAGGTAGTGGTTTAAATAAGATGGTTATTCCAATGGATTTAAACTCATTGGGACGCTCAGATAAAATGCCAACAGAGTTTGGCGGATTTATTACAAGACCAGAAACAGGTGTTAGAGTATTTGCAGAAGCATACGAGAAGAATATTAAGTTAGCTTTAAGGCCTTTTGGCTTAGAAAATGCAATCCTGACTCCTTACAATCAAAGTGGCGATGCGAAGTCTTATGATATGCAAGAAGGTTATGCCTTTATCACATCAATGGCTTCTCATGTTGAGGACTTAATTCATTTCTTAGTGAATGGAATCATCTCAATGAGATATAAGTCTTTGCCATTGGAAAAAAGACAGCTTGAATTGCCGAGTATTACAGTTCCTAAGCGTTTTAATCTTAGTTCGGCTGAATCACTCTACAACAAGTTAAAAGAGGCTTCAAATCAAGGTTTACCAGACTTTATGAAGCTGAAATATATGAAGCAGTTGGTAGAGAAGGAGAATGGATTAAACTCAGAAGAATATTTGTTCGTAAAGGCTAAAGAAGATTTTGACCCATTTCCTACATATACTTTTCAGCAAAAAGTTTTGGCTCGAAATGTATTGAGTGATTTAAAATATGTCTTAACAATAAATATAGACTCAATTTTAAAGGAATTAGTTCAAGAAGATAAAGAGTTTTTGCACAAAGACTATAAAGACCAAAAGACTTTAGTTTACGCAAAAGCAAGTGAATACCTAAAAGAAGCAGAACCAAATTTGAAACAAGACTTTGTTGTGAAAAATCAAACAAATATTGTGACAGAAAATCAAAATATAAAGTAATGGCAAAGAAAAAAGAAGTAAAAGATATTGAAGCGTTGACTGAAATTCAAGAAGCTATTCAAGAAGCACAAGTTGCCGAAGTTTTAGAGGAGAAGCCTGAGAGTATTGACACTGAAGTTTCAGATAAAGAAGTAGAAGAAGTGGTAGATGCTCAGATTGTTGAGCCAAAAGTGGAGGCACAAGAAACTTTTTCAGATAAAGATATTGTGACATTTGTTAATAAGCGAGGAGAATTAAGAGTAGGTCAATACGGATATATTTCTAAGAGAGGCTATAAGGCAATCGAAAAATATAAATCCAAAAAATGAGTAATTTAAAAACAATCTTGGAGTCTAAATTAGGCTCAGACATCACAAAACTTGGTGAGGAAACCCTCACAAAACTTTCAGAATTGGCATTAAGCGACGACCAAGTTACAGAGATTTCTTCAAAACTCTTAGGACTCGCAGAAGCAGAAAACAATCCAATTATTATCGGCAAAAACAAAGATGCTTGGCATAAAGCAGAATTTAAAGGAGTCTTAGATTCTTTTGATGCAAGCCTTAAAGACCATGAGGGTATCTTAGAAACAGTTCCGACTAATACAAAGGATAAAGTTAAAGAAGTATTGAAGACGTACAAATCAAAGTACGAATCACTACAGAGACAGAACGAGGAATTGACGCAAAAAGCAAAAGATGGCATTTCTGATGCAGATTTAAAGGCTCTTTTAAAGGCTAAAGAGGAAGAAGTAGCAACATTAAAAACTACTTATATCCCAAAAGATGCAGTAAAAGAATATGAAAATCAAGTTGCTGATTATAAGCGAGAGATTGAGGCGTTCAAAAAGGCAAAGGTAAAAGACACAATAGTGTTAGCTGCTAAAAATACAGGAATTTTGACTGATATTCCAGCAGAGTTTGCAGATGATATTGTTTATGCTGCTACGAAAAAGTACCTTGAAAATGAAGAATTTAATGTTGGAGGGCAAGCGGTGAAGGCTAAAATTGTTATCGACCCCAAGACTAAGCAAGTGGTAATTAGAAATGCTTCTGATGAATCTCTTTCAGTAACGTCAAATGGTCAAATCTTAACAATAGATAAGTTAGTTGAAGATGTTTTAGTGAAATCTAATTTGAATAAGAAATCTCAACAACAACAGCCAACGATAGTAACGCCACCAATTCCAACTGATAATAACAGGCATACCTTTAAGGTTGACCCAAAATATTTTTAAAATAACATAACTTAAAATTACTATTCCACATGGCTATTAGAAACGTTCCAGAGATTTGTCCAGAAGCGTTGACAGTGAATTTACAGCTTGCTACCGCAATGGGTTCATTGCAAGGAGACGCAAGTTCTTATGGTGCATTAAATGCGGTTCTTTCGCAAAGACAAGATAACGTTGTTGCTGCATTAGACCCTCGTGAGTGTACTAATAAGATTTGGAAAACGGCTGGTAACAAATTTGGGGTTACTCTCGAATATCACCTTCCAGATTGTACTGAGATTGATACTGATTTTGCTGAATTTAGTTGTACTACTGGCGAAGATGCCACTCCTACATCTGATACGGTTGATTTTGAAATTAATCACGGTGCTGCTTTCCAATTAACGGCAACTAAGAAAGATTGGGCTGATACTTGTTGTGATGTTGAGCCTTATTACGAAGCAGTATTAAACGCTCGTGCAACTGGTGGCTCACAAGCTGCTGCAGCTGCAATGCAACGCTCAATCGACCAATTAATGTCAAGTTACGGTTCTTTCGATAGAATGTATAACTTGAAGTTATTGTCTGAAAGAGTTTACAACACTGTAAATGCTCCAACAACTGGTATCCTTTATAAAGCTAATGACCATGCTCTTACTAAATTAAAAGCAGGTGCAGGTTATAACTGGGCAGTTGACCCATTGACTGGTGATGCAGTTGGAACTGATACTTGGGAATTACCTGTATTGACTTCGAGTATTTCTGCAAGCGACCCATCTTTAATCCCATACGGATTGAAAAGAATTGATGCAAACCTATTCCGTTTGTTGATGGAAGATTTCATTAGAAGACATCCACGTTGCGGACAAGGTATGACAATGGTTGGCGGTTCTATTTTCAGAAAGTTAATCGCAGAGGTAGGAATTCAAGCAGGTATCGACTTGAATGGAACTAATACAGCAGCAGTTTTACAACGTGCATTAGGTTTCTTAGGAGACTATGTTCAAGATGACCAAATCGACGCAAAATATGGTGATGGCTCTTTCTTCTTGTTAGAGAATAACGTTGCTACAATGTTCTGGTTGACTCTTTACGGAGACCAACGCTATAACAATGAGCGTGAGTATTATTGGGGTGCTACTGGTAAAATGGTAGAAAAAGTAAAAGGATATAGAGATGCAGGTGTAATGCCAATCACGGTTGGTAACTGCCGTAACGGTAGCTTAACACTTCCAATGGATATGTTTATTCAGACTCCTCACATCTCAACATTAACTTGTGATACTAACCCATCATTTAATATTCAAGCTAATGCTCGTTACGAAGTGTTTACTCGCCCTGCATTTGGTTGCTCTAACATGAATCCAACAACTGGTATTTATTACGGCAAATTGGTTGATGCAATTACAGAGATTGTCGCTCCTTAATTAATCCACACAACTAATAAAGCCTCGTACTGATTTACACTTGGTGCGAGGCTTTGTAATATACCATGAAGCTATTTTTCTTAAAAGTATTTAAAACATTTGTAGATAACTCTGACTTTATTATTGATGGAAAGCAACTTGTTGCAATGACAATATTTGCGACAGCTTGGTTAAAGCCAATATTAGATTTATTTGCAACTTACGGATTAAACTCTGATTACGGATTGTTTGCAGTATTCGGGCAAACACTTATTTATATCGCAAGATATTTATATCCAAAATGGTTCCCAATACAAGAAAAGGTTGGCTTTATTACTTGGATACTGAGATTTATCGGAAACAACATATTAGCTTTTACATTCGGAATGTTTTTCACTCCAATGATAGCTAATTATATTGGCGAGCAAACTATATCTATCATAGGAGTTTCTGCATTTATTGGTGGATTTTATGAGTTAGGATTAAAGAGATTGATAAAATACGCATATAAGTTATCCCAAAAAGAAATAAAAGATGGAAAAGAAAGTTAAAAAGCCAAAGCCGACAACTAAACCATTAAAGCCAAATACATTAGCAGATGGCGAGCCGAGACCTGAGCCTCGTGGATAGCAGAATAGTGTATGCAGCTTATGCAATGCTATTCAGTACTATATTCATGTCTTTTACTGATAAAGGTACTGGTTTAGATATAGACTTATCGAGGGATATATTTAGTATAATATTAATAGATAAAGAAATAAGGGGGAATTTATATTTTGTACTAAATGAAATTCCTCTTTTATTTATACTTTACAATAGAAAGCAAAATATTTTAAAACTTGCATTTTATATAGTCTTATCTAAGTTTGCTTATAATTTTGGCATTTTAGTAGGATTATGGCAATACGAAAAGGGTTATTCAGACTACCTTAACGTTTTGATAGTAGCGTTGTTCTTATTCTTTGATTTATATAACAAAAAATGGAAATCTCAATTAGGTCTATGTTTGGAATATTTGAGCCATTCTTTGCGTTCATTGCTACGATAACTCTTTTTAAGGGTGCTATCCTTAATATAGACTTACACAGGACTACCGAAGAGGGCGTAAGGATATTTATGGGCGTATTATTTTCGGTATATTACATAATTAAAATTATCAGATACCTTGAAATGAAAGACGATGTATCTGAAATTAAAAATAGGCTCGATGAGCTTGAAAAATTAGGAAAAGACGAAAACATTTAGTATATTTAATCAAAAAAAAACAATGAAATATTTATTAGTATTACTCTCACTAATTTCTTTTGGAATTTCTGCACAAACTTTTAATACTGACAAAGCTGTGCCAAGTAAAGTTAATTTCTATCCACTTGGAACGAAATTATATGTAAAACCACAAAATAAGCCCTTATCAGAGATTCAGTATAATAGAGCATCTACATTCTCTCTTTTTAGCAAAAAGGATACATTAAACTTTGATAGCTATAATTTTAGTTTTGTGAATAATGGCACTAATGCAGGTCAATCTTTAGTGTTAGGCTATACTAAGGCTATTCCAAGTGATACTATTACCTATTCAACAGTGTTAAAATTTAAAGATGGCAATATTGGAGTTGGTGGAACGCCTACTGTTCCTTTTCAAGTATTTGGGGCTAAAGGTTCAATCCCTGCACCAATGATGACTACAACTCAAATTAACGCAATAGTATCGCCAAGTAACGGTATGTTGGTATATAATACAACACTAAATACCTATTGTTTTTACGATTCAACTGCTTGGAAGAAAGTTTCTCACTCTGATATGAACTAATGGCTTGCAAAGTCCAAAATAAGATACCAATTATAATCGACTGCGATGGAAATTCGGAGTCGATTTCGCCTATTAATTTGGGCTATCAAGATGCTGCCGATAAAGGTACAGTTACATTAACAGTTGGAGATGATGCTGTAATACCATTAGTTAATTTATCTAAGGCTGGATTAATGAGTCCAAGTGATAAGGTTAAATTAAATGGATTATCTCAGCCGAATTTAAACTATTCTGCATCAACAATAAATGGAACTATAACTAATAGTGCAGGAACTAATGCTATAATTCCACTTGTAGGTTCTTATGCAGGCTTAATGAGTCCAACTCAAAAGGTTAAACTTGATAGTCTATCTAATACCGACCTTTCATATACGCCATCAACAACAGATGGTACGGTAAATAGTAGTAATGGAACTGATGCTACTATCCCACTTGTTGGAACTAACGCAGGTTTAATGAGTCCAACTCAAAAGACGAATCTTGACTTTTTGGTGGATTCTGCTAAAAAAACTGCTACATTCTCTTCTAATGGATTAACATTATCATTTTCATTTAATCATGGGGCTGGAACCACCCCTACATCTGTTGTGATAACAAATACTTCTGCTGATGCAAAAGGTTATTCACATATTACGGTAAACTCTACACAAGTGACGGTAAATTATGATATTGCACCGCCAGTTGGTACAAATAATCTAACCTTTAATGCCATAATATTGAAGTAAATGAAAAAGATACTATTATTATTTTTACCATTCTTATCCATAGCACAGAATAAACCTTACGTTGTAGATACTACTGGTAAGGTTTTTACGGTATTTATGGTTAATGATTCTACTGCACAAGTTTATCAAGGCACTCATACATTTTTTACATCAGATGGTATTTTTGCGAAAAATTCGTCAGCATTTGACTTAAAATTTAGGGGGTTTTCAAGATTTATTATCAAACAAAATGATGATGTTCATGGGAACACTCCAATTAAGCCTATTGACCCAATTATTCCAATCGAGCCAATACCTCCTATTGAACCACCGAAGGATTTATTTCCAAGTGTTCAATACAATAAAAATACTTACTTTTTAGAACCTCTTGGGTGGAATTATGTAAAGCACAGTAAACCATCTATTCAAGATATGAATGGATATGATTTTGCACCAATAGTTGCCAATCAAGAAAGTTTTTACAAATATACACAATGGGAGCAATCTTATTATTCAAGTAAAGGAAGAGATGTATGGGAAGATGAAGGAATATACTTCTTAAAGCCAAAAGGATACTACACATCTGATGGTAATTTAATGGATTTTGACATTAGATTCCCAAACTTTACACTACCTAAAAACAAGATTGTAGTAATTCAACCTACGCCATTAAGGGAGAGAAATACTTATAACTACTTAAATAAAGGCGTATCTTATGTAAAGAATCTTCAAGGAAGCAAAGGATATGTTTTTGTGTCTGATGGTTGGCTTACTGATTTAGGTTGCCCACCTGCTTATGGTGTCTCTCAAGAAGTGTTTGATGATTGGTGTAGAAAGGTTAGTGCGAATGATTTACTTCAATCTTTTATTAATAATGTATATTATCCGAATAAGGATGGCGGATATATTATGCTTAATTGGGAACACGTTGGTCATAGATGGAGAGTGGATAAATACAAGATTATCAACTGTTTAGAATATTGGGCTAATCATCAGCATACAGCAAAAATGGCTTTATGGACTGTATCTGGCGTATCTATGGGTAAGCCTGTTTTTCAAGGATACGGATTAGATTTCTCTGATATACTGAATTTTAATGGCTCTATTGATGAGTTGAGAAATAAATATGGCTCATATTTAACAGTAGATGATTCTTACTCAAAATATGTAGAAATATCACAAATTGGCGGATATATGAATTATCCGATTGATGATGGAGTGGTTCACCATTATCTGTTTGAGCTACTTTTAAATAAGAAATACTACAATAAGCAGGTTTTATCTACATTTTGGTTTGACCAAGAATTGATTAATAACTTTGACTTAGGGTGGGTTAGAGTTGATTCAAAAGATGGAAGTTACCTATCACAAGTTAAACCAAGAGTATTCCCAAGCGTAGCCTATAATGTGGGAGTGTGGAGTCTATTAGGAGATGGAGTAGATTTATGGAGCGACCCTAATTATTGGACTGATAAAAAAGAATACTGGGGTTGGGGAGCTAAAGACTTAAATGGTAATGATTTGCCAAATAAGTTTGATGAATTTGGCTCAAAGTATCCAAGCCAAAATATGAAGAGTGTAGATTGGCTTATGGCAGGAGTATGGTGCATGAGTCAAAATAAAGACATTATTGAGCATAATAGCGAGTGGAAATTCCAATCTTTACCTACACAATCTTATCATAATAGAACACCATTGATAGCTTATAAGATAAAAGGAAATGAAGCATTAGTTTTGGCTTA